ATCCACCGCCAGTGAAACCTACGCTAACGTTACTAGGATTAGGTAAAATAGCAGTATCAGCTACAGAGTTGATACCAGGACCGAACTCTATTTGTAATGTATTGTTGCTTGTGAATCTAGATACGAATCTTCTTGGAACTTGTTGCTTTTGAATTATGTAAGGAACTTGATTCTGATACTGATTCAAAGCCGGGTAGTTTGCAGCCGTATTGGCCACTGGGGTCAATATATAGTCTTGAGCCAAATAGGGAACTTCGTACCAATTGTTTCCGTTTGAATCAACGGCGCTTATGATCTGTATGATACTAGAGTCGTTTATGGCCACAGTAGAGAATCGTTGGGAAGATCCGAAAGAAAAGCTCTTGTTCTTAACTTGCCCAGATATTGCGTTAGTTGATTTCTTTAACAGATACGAAGTAGGTACCGAACCTCCGTTTACTTGGTACACTGAAACGGTCGTAGGATTCATCGAAGAAGATACCGTAAAGTCAACAACATTTCCTACGTAATAGTAAGAGCTGTTATTAATATTTGACTGAACTTGCATCCCAGGTTGGATAGTCAATCCGTAGCTAAAGTCGGGAGTGGGTTGTCCACCCACTGTTTTTGCTGGAACTTGTTGATAAACGTCCAAATTTACTACCGCAGCAGAAGTAACCTTTGGTCTATAACCAAGCATATAAGCCAAAGTGTATAGGTTGTTAGGTTGCTTTGCGTATTGTAAAAAAGTTTCTTGTATTTGATTGTCCAAATAGAACGACATTACGTCTCCAACGTAAGCCGCCATTTCAATGAACATGGTACCAGGAGACGCTTGACTAAAGTCGTTGTAAACTGTTGGATAATACGATTTAGCGTACTCAATCAAATCCGATTTGAAAGAGGTAAAATTCTTGTTTAAATATGTAACGTCTATCTGATTGGGCATCTTACGCGTTTTGTATGTTTATCACTGCAGTGTCCTGCTGATTGTTATTATTTAATCTGTAACTAACCGATACTGTCACCGATAGAGTGTCAGGCTCTGAAGTTATGGATAATTCTGTTATTGTTATATTCTTGAAATACGCTTCTAACTTATTTGTCAAGGATAACTTTAATTCTTCCAAGCTATAATTTGTGATAGGATCAAAAAGCATTCTTCTTAATCCGGCTCCAAAATTTAAGTTAAAAGGTCTTTCGTTAACATCGGTCAATAAAAAATTGATTAGATTGTATTTTGTCTGTTCCTGAGAGGTATACACTGGAGTGAATACATTATTCGCAGCAAAAGGTATCTTGACTCCCAAGGAAGTCGAAGGTTTAAGATCTAACGCCGGTATTTTTACTAATCCGTATGCCATATTACATTACTCCTTTTGCCATCATTTTTTGCATTAACTGCGTAAAGTCTGGAACCGCATTTACTTGAACCATTTCCACAGCGGAACTAGGTCTTGAAGTAGCCAACATATCGCTAACGTCTCCTACAGGAGCGTCTATATTTTCCATAAAGCTCATTCCGTCCATGCCAACTTCAGGCGCTCCAAAAGCCATAACGTCCTCTTGTAACATTCCAGAAGCAGTTTCGTTTAATAACTGACTCATAGGATCTTTACCGGCAAAAGGTTTCTGAGCTTGCTGAAATTGCTGAGCTGGATTGAAAGGTCTTGTGTTTAAAGTTCCCGGTATAACTGGTTTTTTAGGGGCTGGTTTTGCCGCTTCTTGTATTGGAGCCAAAACTTTTTTATTCTTTGACTCTAATAATCTGTTTTGTTTGGCAAGGGCCTCCATGATCAAAACGGGCATTTCTTCCCTGATCGCATTTTTAACTTCCTCTCTAATAAGGAATCTTAATTTAGCTAAAGCGCTTTGTTTTTTTACTGCCATATTGTATAAATATCAATTGTTTAAAATTATCCCTGGTTGGCCTGACTAAGATTTTGCTGTAATTGTGCAGTTGCCAAGGACATTTGTTGTCTCATTCTGTTTCTTAATGCTTTACCACCCTTTTGCTTGTTCATAAATGCGTTCAATCCAAGACCGCTATTTTCGTCTTCGTTGTCCGTAGAATCCAATCCATCGTTTATGTTTACGTAAACGTCAGGGCTGATTGTGTTACCTTCAACGTAAGATAAAGCTTCATTTATACTAGACTGTTGATCGGTAGACAAGGAGCTTACAGGTATTTTTACTAGCTTCTTGGACTCCAAAAGTAATTTAACTTCCTCTACTATAATAGCATCGTTTGAAGCAAAGGTAGGAGTAGTTTTTACCACTTGAACTCCGTCAGAATCCAAAGCTATACCGTATCTTCTTGGTATATTATTGGAACCCTGTGTTATCTCTTCTGAGATTATTTGAATACTGTATCCTCCGTAAGTATTGGTGATCTGGGTAGTTTTGTTTTGGTTGTTTTGAACGAATGCATTTAATTGGTCTGAAGTGTCTTTTAGCGTACTCATCGTAGACTTAAGATCGTCCACTAGACCTTTTGGAGCGTTATTACAAGTCTCTAAATTATTTATAATTTGAGATATATCGTTCATTATAGTTTGGATATCGATGTAAATATCCGCTACTACAGAGCTCAATAATTTCAATAGTCCTGATATGGAATTAAGATCCTGTACTATGGTATCTATGAAATCGTTTATCTTTTTTAGGCTATCGCTGAATCTTACATTGATACCTACAACTGTGAATTCGTTAGGTATTGGTAAGCTCTTTAAAAATTCGGTGACTACTGTAAGAGTCTTAACCAAAGTTACTGCAATGTTAACGTAGGACTGAGCCGCTCTAATAGTGGACAGTATTGCCTGACAGAATTTGGTTATCGCAGAAAGCTGTATTCTTATGGTTTGTAGCATAGGAACCAACTTAGACAAGTCGTTACCTATGATAGAATTCAATTGCTTGAGCTGACTCTGTAATACAGAATTCGCAGCGTTATTTATTACTTCTAAAGCAGGTCCAATTGCGTAATTGTAGCTGGAATATATGTTTATTGACTGAATCTTTATGCAATGCGTTCTAGTGTTATTAACAAAAAACATAATTTTTTGAACGTCGGATTGCTTCAAAGAAGGCAGATCTAATTTAGAAAAAAACGATTTTGCCTGATTCAAATATAGATTACTTACCAACAATACAGGGAACGCAGTCAATAGATCCTTATCTGCTATAGATCCCGCGTATTTTGTATTGAAAAAGAATGTCAATTGGTTTATAAGATCTACTATAATGCCTTCAGGATCTTGTAAGTCTTTAACGGGAATATCTCTGTTTTCTGACTTGATAAACTCGTCTATGGTAGATTGTATAACGTAGGATTGATATTGAAGAGCGTAAGCTTTCTTTACCAACTGAGAAGAATTTTCCTTTGGTGGAGAATTAGGATCGAACTTATACCCTTGAATGTTTCTCAATAGGTTAACTTGATAGGACAACAAAGAACACAAGTCCAAAGAAGATACCGTACCAACCACTCCCAATATACCAATGTCTGCAATTCTATCTTTAATTCCGGCAGTTTTATATTCTCCAGGAGATAGCACTTGAGTTCCATTGAATACTTGATCGATATTCTTTTTAAACTCGTCAACTTTCTCGTTAGACGTTTTGATAGCCCCTTCAAATATAGTTTTTATTGACATTATCCTAAGTTATTTTTTTGTACAAACACAACTTGAGATCTTGTAGAGTTCTGAATAGCGTTTCTTATTTGAGGTAATTTAAGTGCCAGTGAATTGGCCGGAGCACTTATATTAGTTCTTAAAGTAGAAGGGACAGAGTATTGAACGTCTTTGGCCTCTTCAAAAAATGTGGTCAAACTGTCTATCAATAACAATAGTTCGTTGACCAAAGTATCTCCCAATAATACAGGTTCTCCATTTTTGTCTGCATCCTTTTGGCCCAAACTTATGATTGGGGAGCTTATGGTCACTCTCGTTTTTGCATCTATATTAACTGTATTGATACTAGATAAACTGACTGCCTGTCTTCCAAATACGAACACAGAGTCTTTGTCTGCCAATAGAGTAACCCTATCGGAAGTTATGATGGCTTGATTGCCTGTATATGGAAACTGCGGTGTGTACATTATTGTAAGCTATTTAAAACCAAAGAATCCTGACTAGCAGCGTCTTGGGAATCGTTAGAGATTGGAGGTTGATAATAGGACGCGATAACATTTTGCTCCTCTACTTGTACGTTAACGTTATTGAAGGAGTCCAAAGGATATTCCGAGATAGAGTTTAATACTATCTTTTGGCCTGCAGTTAAATATATAGACGAAGGGTCTGTGTTAATGTCCTCTACTGTAGTTGCAAATTTGTCTACCATATTAGAAACCTGACCTTGACCGTTTCTTATGATCATGATAGGATCTCCGTTGTTTCCTGCAGTAGACCAGTGATTAAACTGCCTCATTGATGGAGTAGTAGACCCAAATCTTATGGACTGACCAAACCTTGATTCTATTATAGTATCGCCTTCGAATGGAGTCAAAGACTTAATGTCCTTTTCTGCAAACGAATAACCCTTTGGAAGTTCTACATTGTCTGTTTGCGATTGTCCTGGGTAACTTGGCTTCTTTTTGTACTGAGACGTAAATTTTGCCCATTCTTCCATATTAGGAAAGGCGTTGTGATTCACAGAGTTCCACACTTGAAACGGAGGAAAGTAGAACATCCTTTGACTGTTGAAGTTATCGTTAAGTCCATGGAAAGGTCCTCTAGTAATAAAGACTATTTCTCCAATAACCGGTAGCTGTTTAATTACACTAAATATGGG